GAAATCAAGTAAAAATGACTTTAGAAAAGATAGAATCAAGAAAAGCAATTTTAATTTCTGAAATGACAGCAGAATTTGCAAAAGAAGAGAACAAAATTACTTCACAATTTGATTCAGACCCACTATTGAAGCTAAAATCTAGAGAAGTTGACCTTAGAGCAATGGAAAATGAAAGAAAAGCCAAAGAATCTGAAGAAAAAATGAATTTAGCTAAAGCAAGAACGATGATGGATCAAGAATTTAAGGAAGAAAAGCTTGAACAAAACGAAAAATTAGCTAAACTACGAGCCGGAGTATCACTTGCAAAGTCTGGAGCAGGTAATACTGTTATCGGCATAGACGATTAAGGAGAAAATATGAAAAAAATAAAAAATGGTGACAAAGTGGTAGTAGATCACAGTCAATTCATCAACAAAGACGGTTACAAAACTGGCGGAGTTGAAGTTGAGATGACTAACCCACAAGAAACACAAACTTTTGCCGTAAAAGGTCAAAAAGGTGTGTTAGCCGAAAAGAAAAAAACAGCAAAACTATTTTAATTATGGCTTGGTTTAGTTTAGCAAAGATTGCAGTGCAAGCTGGCGCTAAGATATACGCCAATAAGCAAAAAACAAAAATGGCCATGTCTGATGCACAATTAATGCATGCAGAAAAGATGGCTAAAGGCGAAGAAGCCTACCAAGGCAAACTTTTAGAGGCTAGACAAAATGATTATAAGGACGAATTTGTACTTGTAATAATTTCTGCACCGATTATAGTATTAATGTGGGCAGTAATGTCAGACGACCCGACTGCAATGGAAAAGGTAAAACTATTCTTTGAATATTTTCAATCTCTTCCGAAATGGTTCACTAATTTATGGATCCTTGTCGTGGCTAGCATTTTTGGTATTAAAGGAACACAAATATTCCGAGGAGGAAAAAAATAATGTCTAATAAATTTTTTAAAGCATACAAATTTTTAACAGGTGGAAAAAGTAAACCTGGTATTGTAGGTGTTAAACCTAAATCAGGTGGCGCTGCAGATGAATTCAAATCAAGAAAATTAAAAGAAATTGGTAAGAAACAAAGAAAATTAAAATCTCAAGATAAAGAAATGGGTAAAGCAATAGAAGGCGCTAAGAAAAAAGGCGTTTCTAGAAAAGATCTTGTTGGAGGTAGAAAAATTCAAAGAGACAGTAGAAGACTTCAAAGAGAAGGTGATAAACTTAGAAAAGACGTTTTAAGAGTTGGTAAAAAAGATGGCGGTAGTTTAAAACCTGTAGACAAAGAAAAAAACCCAGGTCTAGCAAAATTACCAACAAAAGTTAGAAACAAAATGGGCTACATGAAAAAAGGTGGCAGAGTTAAAAAATTTGGTGGCGGTAAAAAATAATGGCTAAACTTTGTGCAAAAGGAAAAGCAGCAGCAAAAAGAAAATTTAAGGTATACCCAAGCGCATATGCAAACATGTACGCATCAGGAGTTTGCTCTGGTAAAATAACACCAGGTGGTAAAAAAGGCAGA